TCCCAAAAATGACCTTGATATTGTTCCATGAATTTTTTGAAAGCTTTAGTAAATGTTAAGTTCTCTCTATCACCGTCAATTAAAAAACAAGTTTTGGCATCTATTGATGCAAATATTTTTTTATAATAATATTCAGGTGTTTCTGATAAAGAATTATTAGCTATTAACATATCATAGCTAGTTTTAAAAATATCTGTATAACTATCTGATGTTATAAATTCAACATTATCATACTCTTTCAAAGTCTTCTTAGGTTCTTCGATACTAATAGGTGCATCAAGAATTGTATATTTAGTTATATCATAATTATCTAGGAGATGCTTTGCAAATGTACCATTACCTGGTCCTATTTCTAGACAAGTACCACCTTTAAAATTAAATTGTTCCATGTGTGTTAATTCAATATAAGTTTTAGGGTTATCAAAAGTGAAGTGACCACTACCACCTTCTTGCCACATTCCTATAGTATTATTTTCTTTATTGACTACATAATCATCTTTTAATATTTTATGAGGAATTAAATCAGAATCATTCCAAGAATTTGAATTAAGATCACTAAATATTAAATCACTTGTCCAGTTTTCACCCATCTTGAATAGTATCCAATCTTTGATTATAATTTATCATTGGTACAACCTCTTTAGGTCTTTGTATCGGTTGTTCAGTTTCAAATTCATATTTATTATTTTTATCTATATAAAGTATAGTTTTAAAATTTTTAGAATCATTAATAACAGTAGACTCTGTGTAATGTATAGTTTCTTCATTTGTTAGTTCTAATAAATTAGTTTCACTCTCATACAAACATTCAACTTTAGGTGGATACCATAGGGTTTCTCTATCTTCTTCACAATCAAACTTATCTAACATTGAAAATATTTCTTCTTCTTTACCATCGTCTAACTTATAGTTCCAATAATTAACCATTATAACTAATCTTTCACTATCAGGTAAAAGTTCATGCATAGCACCATGCATATATTGTCCATCAAATGTTGTTAATTTTCCTTCTTCAGGAAAAGAGAAAACTAAATTATTAAATTCTTTATCTACATTTTTAGGATTTAAATCATTATAATCTGATTTAGCATCAGCAATTACTGTTGGTGCATCATCAATGGTTGTTAGATATAGAATGGTGGCTCTTTTTGGTTTAATTAATTCTCTTGTTAACATATAGTGGTTTTCATCACGATCAATATGAAGACAAATATATTCATCACTTTGAATCTCTTCTCTAAATTCATCAGGTTTAGAATGATGCACCCACCATTCAAAACCAGCTAAGTCTTCTATCTCACCTTCATTTTTAGAAATCATTTGATAAGCATTTAATATATATTTTTCAATCATGTTTTTAGGTTTAGCATCTTTATCTAACCAGAACAACATTTGATCATCGAAAGGAATTTCTTCTTCTGTATGTTGAATAACTTTTAATACATCTTCTTTTAAAATATTTATGTCATCTTTTGAAAAACCATTTCTGTAAGAAATTACATCCATATTATTACTCAGTATCTTTATCGTTATCTTTTTTTCTTAACTCAGAATCTATTTCCATTGCTTCTTCTAAAACATCTAAACTACAATTACAATAGGCATATTCAGCAATACCATTTTTAATATCTATATTATCGAATCCAAGTGTTGTCAAAACACCAACAAATTTATCAATAATATCTACTAAAGTTATTTTATTTGTGGTTGCTGTTGCGTGTTCTCTACTTTGATTACCTTTTGGATCATGAGTAACATAATTAATTGAAATATCTAATTCTTTCATAAAGTATTATACGTTTAGAATGACAATTTGTAACCTAGATATACTTTGTTTCTGAGAACTTCTGGTGTTGCAAACGAATTAACTTTCGTTAACATATAACTAAACTCAATGGCATTTAATTCATTAATATTATATCCTACATTAGTCATGAAAACTGTAATTAAATCTTCTCTTTCAGTTTCTTCCCACTCATATCTAAGATAATCTTCTGTATACACACTTTCCATTATCATCACGTTTTGACTAACATTAATTTTTGGTGTTATTTTATATCTAACACCTAAAGCATATTTGTAACTTTCTCTCATATTAAACTGAGGTAGAGAGGATTCAAATGTATCATAAGATATACTTGCGTTTACACTAGCATCTCTTGATAGTTGTGCCATGAGACTTAATAAGAAAGTAGGTGTTTGTATACTCTCTTCTTCACCATATTCATCTTCTAATATTGTATTTTTAAAACCTACATCTAAATTTATCATAGCTATTGGTATAGGTATATAAGTTAAAGTACTAAAAACTGATACACTATCAAGTCCTCCTCTATCTTCTTGATATTCAAGACTGGATGCTTTTGTACCAACAGATAAGAATAATTTACCTTCTTTTACTTCATGAGCAAAAATACCAAGTGCTTTAAATTGTTCAAAATCACTATTAGTAAAAGTATTTGTTGTTAGTTGTAAATTATCAGACCAACTTTTTAGAGTATGACCTACATCTATTGATACTGCATTTTTTCTACTAAATGAATAAGTTAAACCTAAATTAGCATTGTTATTATAATAATACATATCTTGAATAATGTTTACTAAACTTGGTTCTTTATCTGATATGTTAAATTTGTTTGAGAAATTAATTTCTAGTCTAGGTGATATTTTATGAGAGTACATTCCCACCATATTTTGAAAGTATAAAACTTCATCATCAATAGTTCTATATCTTATTTCAGGTGACCAAAATACAGCCACATTTTTTTGAGGTGATCTAAAAGGCACACCTTGTATTACAAATACTTGACTTATAAAATCGGATGCTATCTCTTCACCAACACTTTGTGAGAATATATTATCATCATGACCATATCTTGTACTTGTTGATATTTTTAATCTCTGATCTAAAAGACCTTGTGCTGAAAAGCATAGTGCTAGTAATATTAATATTATTATTTTGTATTTCATTATACACCTCTTCAGGTGTATTTACTCATACATATGTGATAGTTACATCAGCTTCTGTTAATAATTGTTCAGCTAATGTACAGGAATCTTTCCACCTAGATTCAGAATTATCATAAGTTTTTTTCATGACAATGTGTTTGATTCCAACTTGTATGATACCTTTTGCACATTCATTACAAACTGGTAAACCATATACATACATTGTTGAACCTTCAAGAGATACGCCTGTTCGAGACGCATTGTAGATTGCATTCATTTCAGCATGAACAACTTTGGTATATTTTATTTCACGGTCTGTGTAGTCGCTTTCACGGTCTTCTATACCTCTAGGGAAGCCATTGTATCCTTGAGTAAGAACTTGACCGGCAGAACCAATTACAACTGCACCTATTTGTTTAGAAGGGTCTTTCGACCATTGAGAAATATATTTTGCTAAGTCTAAGTATCGCTGATGCCAATGTGACTTTATTCGCATACTATATTTTCTGAAGGACTACCACCTGCATAAACAGGTACGCCACTCAGATTAGGATTACTTATAGCAGGATTTGATTGACCTAAATCAGGACCAGAAATTGCAGATAACATTACTGTTGTTCCGTCTGAATAGGTTTTTGTTTGGCTTCCAGCTAAATTATTAGTTTGTACTTCATGATACTCAATAAATTCTTGATACTTTGTAGTATTTAAAATATATCTCGCAGGTTCTCTACTAGTAGATGATAGCCAATTTGTTCTTGCTGTTTCAAGTTCTGTAATAATACTCATAAGAAAATCTCCTTAGTATTATTTACTAAATATCACTTCTTTTATTTCTGCAACAAGTGTAGCTTTCTTTTTTCTACGATCAAGTTCAATACCATAATCATGACCAAGGTCTTCTAACTGAAGTTTAGTCATTCTTTTTATTTGAGAATCAGTAGGTACATTTTTTGTTTCAGTTACCTTTACTGATGTATCAGGTTTTTTAACCGAATCTACATAGTTATAAGCAAGGTCTCTATTTTCACTTTTAGGTGTAAAAAGATCCAATGCATTATCAATAGCATCATAGTCTACACGAAACCAACTTTTAACAGTTTTTGACCAACTATCTAGTGCCTTATTTAAGTCTATCATAATTATTACTCCATACTTTATTAAAATATTATACTCTTATTTCCTTATTTTTTTAATATTTTTTACTTTCAAATCTTTCGTTTCTACCTTGATTTTTAGGATTATTTTCATCAGTAAGTTTCATAAGATTGACACCACCTTCTTTAATATTTGTATATAAAGAATAATCTTTATGTCCTTCATTATAGAAACCGAATTGTATCCAATTACAAAAAGTTCCTAATGGTTTTTGAGGTGCATTGTTTACAATTTCTAAATCTTCTGTAAAACATCTCCAATATAAAACAATAAAGTTATGATCATCTTTTAAACTATCGTTATCTAAATTAAACTTCATGTCAACATAAGTATCTTGTGGATAATTTTTAATATCAAGTGTATGAAATTTATTTTCAATAGAATCTATTTTATCACGAACTTTACAACCTCTCATGTATATATAAGGTAAAAAAGGACTCTTACCTTTTCCTCCAATGTCTAAATAATTGACAGGAAAGTCTTTTAAGTAATCCATTTCCTTTTGAACTTCGTCTTCATAAATTGATGTCCAGTAATATTCTATTCTATCAGGAATACAAATACTATTTGGATGTTTTCTGGCTATTTTTCCATATTCATAAGTAAAGTCACATTCTATTCCTGAATCACCTATAGTCTCAGAAATAATTACATCAAAATAATTTCTTTCATCAGGTATTTGAGATGAATTAACACATATGTGAAATTCGATACCTTCATCAAAATCACCATTAGTTTCACATAGTCTTTTTATTAAAGGATGTAAGGTTACTTCTCTTTCAACAAACCAAACCTCTTTTGCACCACTCATTAAAGCATAGACACCTAGTAAACCACTACCTGCACCAAAATCACATACGACTTTATCTTTACAATATTTCTTAATAGCTTTGAAGAATCCTTCACATCTATCCTGATCTTTTAACATATTTAAATGAGCATCAACATCAGAGTAAACACCATCAAATTCAGAGAATGAACCTCTATTATCAAATATATCATTTCTATAATTACTCATATAGTATTATACACTTTAAAAAATTATATTAAAAAAAAGAGGAAGCATCCGAAGATACTTCCCCTTTAGAGGTTATTTTTTTTATGAGTTTTAAAATGGAACTTCGTCAGAATAAAAACTAGGTCTTGGGTCATTTATCCAGTTAACATAATCTCTGAAAAAATAATCAAATGCATCTAAGAAATTACACTTACATTCCAAACAATGAGGATTGGTTGAAGAATCGTAAGCTTGTGAAAATTCTTCAAAAACAATATCCTGATCAAGGTCAAGTTGTAGACACCAAGCTTTCGCCAATACCTTAATTTGCTTGATTGTCCATTCGTTAAAATCTATATCTTTCTTTTCTGATAAATTTAAAATAGTCATTTTAGTCCTTACCGTGGAATTTTCCACACTGATAAAAAATTAGGGAGGTTTGACCCTCCCTTGAGTTTTTCGAGTTTACTTGATTGTTGTTAGAAAGTAATTTCATCTAATGTCTCAAGTATCTCTTTTGATTTACTCTTAATTTTTGACTTTACATTATTAGATTCTTTAATCAAGTTGCCATCAGTTGAAGCAATCTCTTTCTTAATCTTTTTAGCAATGTCATTTAAATTCTTGTCTTCAAGAATATTTAAACTCACAACTGAGTCAGTCAATTCAGACAAGTTTTGTAACGCTCTCTTGTATCGACTTCCTTCAGTCTCAGTTTTCTTTAAGATGCCTTCAACAGACTTCTTAAGATTTGCAACCAACTCTGATTGAGCGGACCTCAAATTCGCTTCATACTCACGAATTGTTTCTGTCTTGATTGTCTCAAGTTCAGCATCAGTCAAACCTTCAATTCGAAGGTCAGTCATATCAGTGATTGGTTCGAAGAACAACACGGCAGAATATCTGTCCATAATATCTTCTTTTTCAGGAAAAGAATCATAACGGAACAAATCACCTAATCTTCTTTGAGCCATCTCTTTAAGTACATCGTACTTCATGAAGATTTCATCATAGACATAGGAACGAAACGCCTCAACCCTCTTTTGAACTTCTTTGTTCAAAGTAGGATAATCTTTGGCAGGCATGATACGATAACCACCGTCTTGGAAAGGAAGACTAGCTTTCGCAACTGCCTTACGAATACCGATTGAATGCTCACGAATTTGTTGTTGAACTGCCTTCGGAAACATACTCACACCAACATTAATTGCGTCAGCGTCGGCACTATTATTTGACGCCAGTTCATACTGACCGTCAGTTGACTTCACGTTACCGTTGAAGGAAGAAACTCTAATACGAGTTTTAACCAACTTCTTGATAACTGAAGATGCATCTATTTTACTCATTTTCACCTCTTTCATTTTTTAAATTTAATTTATCACTCATTGTTATATTAGGAATATAGGATATTTCCTCTTTAATGTCAATCACTTATTTCAGCTAACTTTGATAATTTTTTGTAGCTTGGACAAACACATGACTCTGGGTTTTTCTCAGACATCATCGCTAAGATTGTTGCCTTATATTCGGCAGGTAATCTCATCGCATACTGATAAACTTTATCACAAAGGTCAGTATCGTCTTTTGCATACTCAATCAAACCAGTAGTCACGGCATAAAGAACAGAAGGTTCATAATCAATTCTGGCATTTTCAACATCTGCCAGTATTTGATCAGGAGTTTCAGCTTCTTTATAAAGATCAATAAACGCCTTATACTGAATCGAGGCAGGAACACCAATCATGCCTGCCATCATTGGAAGCATAATATCTTTCGTATCAAAATTGAAACCTTTATTGATTGAAGTAACAACTTTATCAACGAAGTCAAGTGAACGTCTTGTGGCGAAACTTTGATCTTCAAAGTCTTCGTCAGCTTCAAGAACTTCATGACCCGCAAACTTATCGAATGCTCGTCTTTCAGGTGAGATACCATTCTCACTTGCCCACTTATCATAGGAAGCATTATCACCGGAAATGTATAACATACACAATCTGTTGATGGCAGCCTTGGATAAAGGAGTCGTATACATATCACTTGAACCATTCATCGCACCGACAAAGACAACTTTATCAGAAATCTTTTCATTAGCAATTTTACGACCAAGTAAAATGTTTAGAATCACATTCTGTAACATTTGGTCACAACGATCAAGTTCATCAAAGAATATCACCGTTAAAGGATCATCATCTTTTGCATCTTTCTCAAGAGGAATCCATTCAGCACAAACTTCATGAACACGACCTTCAATCTCTTTTGGAAGAGAGAAGTTCGAAATATCCATCTGAGACAGAATACGAGTTTCAAGAACAGCATTAATACCATTCTTATTCAACGCACTCACGAAATCTTCAATCGCAGTAGTTTTACCACAACCAACAGGACCAACAAGAACTGGTGGTATTTTAGATTTCATCAAAACAGCAATCGCTCTTTTAGCTTGCTGAGGCGTGATTTTCAGAACTTTACTTTCACTACTCATAATTTTTTATAACCTCACTTTCAATACCTGGAATATATCCTATCTTACTCGAATTGTCAACACTTATTTTACTTAACATGAATTGTTCTTCCTACTTCACCTTCAAGATTTGAAGTACATAACCAAATCACATCTATTCCTTTTAAATCTTTTTTGAATGACTTGGGACCTGGGTCAGCTTGATGCCAATCCCACTCAAATTCAAGGTCAGTCATTACAATCATTAACTTTGGTTTCTTTCGAAGAGTTTGAAGTTTGTCAGCAACACATTGGAACTTAGTACCACCTCTACCAACCATTTCAATATCTTCAAGATTTGTATTTTTGGTAATTGTTCTTTCATCTCTAATTTGAGTATCAAACTGCCATAAATCATAACTATCTAATGATAGTAAAGCATTTTGTCCTTCTGTTAATGTTGCATCAAAATCATCCTGTCTCATAGAACACGATGTATCCATAACAAACAGAATATCACCTGGTGTTTTTACTTGTCGAGTAGGCATTATAAAATTACTTCGTATTCTTCTTGAAGGAACTAACCAATTATAACCTGCTTTTTTCTGAGACGATAAATAATTTCGAAGAAGAATCTTCCAATTAACTTCACCTTTTCCTGTTAGTTCATTTATCTTTTCTTTTATTGAACTTGGAATATGATCACCAGCTTCTTGAGAGGCCGCAATCGCTTGCATTATCATTGAATTAACTTCTTGTTCAGCTTCTTCTAAATCTTCATCTTCACAAGCTTCAAACTCACCGAAAGTTTGTGTATTACCTGAATCTTCTTCATAGTCATCAGAACTTTCTTCTTCAGAATCATCACTGTTTTCACCTGAAGAACTACCTTCTGAATCATCAGAAGAATCACCGTTTGAACTTGATGAATTTCCTGAATCGTCAGATGAATCTTCTTCTTCTGTTTCATTTTCTTGAGACTCATCTGACTGATTCTCTTTTTCTTCTTCTTTTTTCTTTTGAATTAAATCGTAATAATATTCAGCACTCTTACCAAAAGGATAGTCAGAATAATCACCTCTACCAGGAAGAAGAGCATCTTCTGGGAAACCATCTAAATCGAAAATCTCACAATTAAGTGCCAAGTCGGCAGCCACATTAAAATCATTGTGATTATAGTTTGAAATTTTTGAACTTCTTAAATGGTGTTTAAATACAAGGTGTAAAATCTCATGCATTAAAATAACTTTAGTAGTTGAGAATTTTAGAGAACTTGCAAAATCTGGATTATAAAGTAATTCTTTATGATTGATAGCGAATGTTTTAATCTTTCTAGTTTCTATTAATTTAAGTCTTAATAAAATACTGGCATAGAATGGCTCTGTTTTAATTAGTGACATTCTTGCTTCTTTTACAATATCTTTAATGTCGAAACTCATACTTTTCTCACTTTCTATGGACATCTTATCCTAGATATGGTGGAAAGTCAACAGCTAAATTGATATATTTTTAAGATCATTTATTAAGTGAAAATCCCATTTAGGATGGACTCTCTCTTCAATAGCTTGTATGTTTTGATTTTTACATAGAACTCTTGCACCACACATTGCACCAAAATAAGGTACGAAACCTTCAGGTGATATGACTGTACAAGCTGATGCGATTATATCAATTAATTCTTGAATCGATGTTTTGTTATAAACAGAGTTTTTATATTTTGAGTATTTGTGTTCATCATCACCTCTACCAACTATAAAGGTATCAGGAAATTGTTCCATAAAAATCTCTATTTCTTCTTCACTAAATTCTTTCTTTCCGTAATCAACGCCACCTGATCTTGGGTTAAGAACTAAATCTACATCAAGTCTAGGATGAAAAGATATATGAGGATAAGGTTTTATTTCCCAAGAGTCTTCATCACCTGGATTTTTTTCTGACCAACCTGTTCCTAAGAATATATCAAATTCATCTCTATGTTCTTTCTGCCAGTTCCATGAATCAATAGTTTTTACTTCATTTTTTATATATTGAGTATTATAAAAATCACTTATAACTTTATTAAGTCCGTCATCTCTTGTTCTTACATGAGTTATATGAACATCTTTGATTTCTGTTTCATTAAAAGTGGCATGAAGTTTTGCAAAAGATAATGCTGAGTCTCCGAATCCACCGTTTGTTAAAGCTTTTATCATTTCTTATATATAGTCCTAAAATCTTTTATTTCTGGTAAAATACTATCTTCTATATAATGAGGATGTTCACCTTCATGATTAAATAATAATCCATCATTTGTAATGAAATCACTTATTTGAAAAGGTGTTCTATATCCGAACAACTGTTCATTTTTATTAACCCATGTTTCTTGGTCATTTAAATCAAACTTTAAATATACTTCATCCATCCAATGTACTTTATAGTTTTGTTCAGTCGGATATTCTGTTGACCAAAATGCTTTCTTACAATATGGATCAAGTAATAAACTATAGTGATACATATAACTATCATGTTTAAAAACATTTTCTTTTGGTCTATTCCATCTTTGTAGTGGAACATAATGGTCGGACTTATCAGTAATTTTAAAAAGTCTTCGTCTATCATTTAGTAGGTAATTTTCCATATTAACATAGAAAAACTTTTCTTTAGTTTCAACACAATCATATTCGGAATCAAAGATGTTTTTCTTAATATCTTCCCAATCTTCTCTAAAGTAAAACTCATCACAATCTAACAACCATATCCAATTACCAACTTCAAAGTTATCACTAGCTTCTAACATGGCATTCAAGGTAGGTGTTTTTGATTCATAGTGTGTGCCACCAAAATGAGTAGGTACATATTTAACTTTATCGTTATCTATAAATTTAGATACAATATCATAAGTATTATCTTCGAATTTTTTAACTTCTTCAGAATGAAAACCAACGGACACAATTACTTCATCGCAATACTCTATTGCTTGTAACATTGCTGGTTCTATGAAAGTTTCACATGACCATGCATTAATAAGTCCGATTACTTTATTCATTATACTTATAGTCTTTTCATTATGTGAGATGTTTGACCAAGATTAATAATTCTACCTATAATCTCTTCATAGCTACCAAGAACATGAAGTCTTCTATCAGCAGACATCATAATTTCTGCTCGATCATTATGTTGAGGTGATGTTTGAATATATTCAATCCTATCAATAGGAACTAGAATTTTATTCTCATCTTTTTTTAATTCATCGTCTTCTTTTGACCAATCATTAACACTTACTCTATAACATTCAATAAACATTTATTATCCTCCTTTTGTGAAGATGTCTAACTTGAGTATGTATGTAGTAAAAATGACTACAGCCAGTACTCCTAAAAATATATCAATATTTGTCATAGGATATTATACTAGACCGTAGCCATTTTTATTATTTTTAGTTTACGCTTCCCAAGACGCACCACGGTATTGTCCGTGTGTTGCCTTTGGAGTTGCTTCAACTACATTTGGATCGTAAGTTGAACCTCTATAAGAAGCGATGCTAGGTTTTACCACCGCTACTTTAGAAGGTACAACTTCGGATCCTCTATACATTAAAGTACCCATTGTTATTCTCCTATTTACGGTGCGTTCCTTCGTTGGAGGTTATCCTCCCCGAGTTGGATAATTGTTCCAACTACTTCCGTCTCTACTGAGAGATGAACGATATACTATTATTTATACTATTTTTATTGTATTTTTATAGTACGAGGTTTCTTATTATCAGGAATTATTTTCTCAAGAGAAACAGTTAGAAGTCCATCTTTTAATTCAGCTTCATTGATTTCAATATCATCTGCTAAAGTAAAAGTTCTTGTGAACTTTCTTTTACTAATACCTTGATGTACAAGACTCTGTTTCTTATCATCGTCCCATTTCTCATGATTAGATGAAATGGTTAATTCGTTATCAGCATACTTAACACTCACATCTGTCTTCGTAAATCCTGCTAACGCAAGCTGAATATCATAAGTGAAATCACCAGTCTTTTCTATATTATATGGTGGATAATTTCCTTGTTGATGTGTTTGGTGTAAGTCACCTCTAAACATTTGTTCGAATAGGTCAAAAGCACTATCGAATCCGATTGTTAATGGTCTTAATTGATTAAAGACCGATACATAATTTGCTGTCATTTTTTTCTCCTTATTAAGCAAGTTAAGTACTAAATCCCATTAGGCAATCTAGTACGCATTTTTATTTACATCTTATTATATAGTATATTTTGTATTTTTATAAAAAAAAATGCACCCTCTTTCGAAGGTGCATTACTAATTTTTGAACTAACTAACTTATACAGTAAGTGCAATAGCATCTGTACGAGCATGACGGACTTGTCCACCTGGACGGTAACACTTATAATAAAAGTGACCGTTTGTGTCAGTTAAGTGACCGTCACGACAGATTTTCCAAGTTCGAGAATCTCTCTTACCTTTTCCAATCTTAACACTGTCGCCTGCACTGAATCTCAATGGACGACCTCTCATTTCGTTCTTAACCATAATATACTCCTTTGTGGTTTATTTGTAACGATTTGATAAAGACATTAAAGTCGGAGCCCAAAGTCCAACAAAAATACCTGTTAACTTAGACATGGTTTGATGAGTACCAAATAAAGGAACTTCCAACCAAATTAAAATAGATATTACCACTGAAGCTAAAGACAAATAGAAGAACCATTCGCTTTTTGTCATTGATATTACCTCTTTTAGATATTTAAGAATATCTTTCATACTTACTCCTGTTCTTGTTTTTCTTCTGATCTTTTTTGTTGCTCTTCAACTAAATCATGAATAGTTTTATCTAGTGATGATTTAAATTCTTCGCAAGCACCTTTAAGATGTTTTGCACCAGTTTCTCCGTGTAAAGGTAAAGTATTACCATTATCATCACGAACTGTTGTCATCGCAACATATATTGGATCACGACTACCATCTACAACATCAACACCTAATTCATCAACAGGTATTAATGCTTTAATAGAACCATTATTTACGTCTGTATAAAGTTCTTCTCTATACAATCCATCTTTGTCAATTAAAGATTGAATACCAATCTCTTTATTTTCTTCTTTTGCCATTTTTTATTTCTCCTAACCTGATGTACCTGAAGTTGATGTACTACTTGTGCTTGTACTACTTGTACTTGTACTACTTGTGCTTGTGCTACTAGTAGAACTTGTAGTTTGTGTTTCAGAACCTTCGGGATTTTTTGGATCATATCCCAATGAACTTTGAATTCCTACACTACCTGTTGTCATTTTTCCCATAATTAACTCCTAACCTTCTTTTTTCCATAAATTAATCCAACTACCTTTACCTCTTGTTTCGAAATCTCCTAGTTCATCGACAATATCATCATCATACAATAAGTTTTCAACTAATGCAGAACCATCTGGTAACGTCAAGCAGGAAAATTCAATTTTATTTTTATCAAAATCTGTATCAGGTATTGCATAACCACCAAAGATACCTTTTTCACTTGATGTCATTTCTATTAAATGAGATTTTTTGAGTGTATCTTTTATTATAGTTTCATCACCTCTGATTTCAAAATCTTGAATTTCAATATAGTCGTTTCCATCATCGTCTCTTGTTAAGACTACTTCGTTTTTAGGACTATCAAATACTAAAGAATGAGATTCAAAATCTTCAGGTTTAATATCTGGATAGTGAGTAATTCTCATAACACCAGTAGCATAGTCTACACCTGTATGATGATAGATTTGACCATCAGGTTCATACCATTCAGTCCACTCATCTAAAAATTGTGCATCTTCAAGTATTGGATTATCTTGTGCGTGTTCGGCACTATTAATTAGTTCACCTCTATCAGAACTCCATACATAGTCGTCTAAGTTGTATTCAGATTCACCTTCTTCATACTTTTCTTCATTCTCTTTCCAAAATTTATATGTTGGTTCGTCAATCTCTACTACAGAAACTTCAGCTCCAAAACCCATTAATTGTATATAAATCGTACCCGCCATTATAACTCCTCTAATATTGTTTTTATATTTTCACAAGTTTCTTTAGGTGTCTCACCTATATTATTATACACTATATCAAAATTTTTATAGTCATCTAATACATTTTCTGAACAGTGTGACATATGAGAAGTATTTCTTGTTAAACGGATTACAAGTCCACCAGATTTTTGAATAGCTTCTACTTCATCTACGAATCTTACATCTGTACAAACTACGCTATCATATTCTTTACATGATCTTAAAAACATATCAGTCCACACACTAGAGTAAAAAGACCTTACAACATCTGTACCAAAATATTGTAATACTTCTCTTACTGTTAAATTAGTACCTATTCTTTCTGAACCTAACTGTGAATTATCACATAACCAATCTGTAACTTTTATGTGTGTTTCTTTCTCTTTATTATCATACATATAGTCATTAGGTATACCAAATAATTTACTACATAAGTCTTTAAGACTTTTTGCTAATGGTATTTTTGCTTGAACAAGATTACCTCTTAATAGATAGTCACCTACTGTGTCTTTACCTGAACCTGCTTTTCCCGATATGCCGATAATCATAGAAGATTATACTGAGAAAAAATATTAATTAAAGTGCTTCATCCATATTAAAAGGGAACGCCGGAGTTTTAACAACAAGTGAAGTACCGTCTGAGAGACCTGCTACATCCATAACACCATAATCGTAATCGTGTGAGTCAAGTATACTGTCATAATGAAAATTAACTTCTGCACCTTGTTTTATATACTTAACACCTTGTTTAGTGATGTATATATCACCTTCTTCCATTGCTTCTATTATATTCCATATATTATCTGTCATTTTATCATCCTTTTAATAGGCTCTGTAATAAGTATTTATCCAAATATTTTGATTTGTTACATCTGAGTGAGCAGAAGCATATGCTGTAAATGAAGGTAAATCTACTGCTGATGTTGCACTAGTAGGAATACCACTAGCTGTATAAGAGACAGTAGCGATAGATGTTGTACCTGCTACGGTTCCACTTACATATTCTTCTATTGGTACTTTTGTTAGTCCTGTTATTCCACTAATAACACTACCGGTTATAACGAAAGAATCTGAACTATTATATCTATTAAATAAAACTCTTGATTTTGAATTATCTTTTATATTCACACCTGCGACTACTAATGTACTAAAACGAGTATCTCGAAAAGTATTTCTACCTTCCGGTTCTGGTTTTGGTCCTGATAAAGGATAGAATCTAGGAAATTTACCATCATCAACTGCATGATGTGAAAAATTACCACTCATTAAATATTTATAATTGTGATTATCATAATTTCTATCAAAAATACTATCTAATCTTCCACCATTAAGCATAACACCTGTTACAGCATCAGATAATATAGCTTGTTTTGCCTGTTCAACTGTATATTCAGGGTGTGCCTGTAAATAACAAGCTAATACACCTGCAACTTGAGGTGAAGCCATTGAAGTACCTTGTAAAACTCTAGTGCCTGCTGATGTATGAGTAAATCTATTTTGACCTGGGTATCTATGACTGTTATTAAGTGGATTGTAGTATGTTGTAGCACAACTTCTAATAAAAGTTCCGGCTGCCCAAATATCACAACCTGCACCATAATTTGAAAAGTTAGCAGGTGCAAAAATAGCACCAGAAATGTTAGAAGATGGATTTTGAAATAATGCACCTGATACAATACCACCCATAGTAGGTCTATAGTATTCATGATTCGCAACATGAACACCTCTTTGACCGTTTGTCTTACTTTCTAACTTCCAAGGTTCATTGAACAACCATCTATATTTATAAAATTTATCAACAGTATAATGTGCAGATAAAGGACTGTTTGAATAACCACTTGCACTAGGAGTGATGTTAGTTACTCTTGGCCGTCTGTGTTTAGGAATACCGTCAGCATCATATTTTGTTGCAGTATGCGTAGGTAAAAAACCTGACATAACGTGAAGTTGATTAAGTCCGTATCCGCTCCATATCATACGATCCTTAACAGTATTTTGATCAATAGCACCTACTGTAATATTTCTTTGTTTAAGTCCGTCTGTTGTCCTATCACCTGGAGAAGCTCCTCTTGAGTAATGTTGACCGTCACGATCAGCAAAACTAGCTAGATGTAAATTAGCACCGGATAAACTCGTACCAGAAACAGGAGTATTTTCATAATTAGGATTAGGTCTTGCAGAAGGGACTAATCCTATAACATTACCCCAATTAGGATGATCAGTAGATGCTATATAAGTAGAATCATTACCGGCGGCCTTAACAAAGTGTACACCTTCATCAAGTAATTTTCCTACGTTTTCATCATCAATTCCTATTCTGCTAATTTGACCAAATGTTATACCTCCGTGAAATCCGTTCTTTATTTCACCATGATGTGGGACGGTTATAGCCCTAGTTTCATTAACTCCATATGAAGTTATCGAATTGTAAGGATTATTACCAATGAAAGAACCGGTTTTTATTTTTGAGCCATAGAGACTAATAAACAATGATATTTCAGAAGTAGAGCCGTCAGGCTGTCTGGCACCTCCTAAGTCATAATATCGACCTAAACTTCTTTTTATATCCCATCCTGTAAAATTACTCCAAGGTACAGAAGCACGACCGGTAGAATCATCAGAATGATACCCGGCACCTACTCCAGTTATTGGTATAACTGAACTTCCAGAACCTCCAACAGTGTCATTATGTATAGGTGAATTATACCAACTAGATACAGGTAAAGATACTAGTTGTGTTCCACTTGTAGGTGAACTTAATACATGACTATAACCAGGTATGATATTACCTGATATTTTATCATAATAAGTAACACCTGAAAATGTAATATTAGTAACCCTACTTGCACTATGACTTCTTGGACCCATATAAACTGGAACTGCCTCCAGTATTCTACCGAGTGTTGAAACATAACTTAGTGATTGAAGGTCTCCATTACCATAACTTGCGTGGAATGATCCGTAAGATCCTCTATTTTCATGCATAGTCATTACTCTTCGAAACTCATTTCTAGAGTCAGATAAAGGGTGTGTTTGTGTAATACCAGTAGGTGCCAAAGATGATAAAGGACCTCTTGCAAGAGTACCTGTTATAGGTAAAAAATTATTAATTGTTGCAGAACCGGCATTTGTACTTGATAAACTTACATTTCTTAATCTTTCGTAAAATATTGAATTACGACTACTTTTACCTGATAAAGGAGTATTGCATCTATTCCAACCAGGCATGAAAGATTTTCCATCTCCATTTAAATAATAAAAAGACCAACCCCAACTCGCATTAATAACTGTAGGTCTTTTGTATCCTGTTTCAGGGTCTATAGGTTTATTTCTATGCCATAATCTCATTAAATCATATGAATCATATAGAGGCATGGTTGGACAACCTGCATGAGGAGATAATATTTTCATTGAATATATACTAGCCTCTTTTGCCCAACCGAATTGTCTACCTGCAACTGTTCCTGCAACATGAGTTCCGTGACCAGAAAAATCTTTATAAAAACCTGAAGGCATAGCACATAGAGAACCATTTGATGTTCTATAGGCTGATGTTGCTGGTCCTATTGCAGAACTATGAAACCAATTAATTGTCTGAACTCTTGAATTTCCATTCTGATCACGAAAATCTGGGTGTTTATAATCAACACCGGTATCTTGTATAATTACATCTACACCTTTTCCGTTCATAGAATAATTGTAGGTAGTAGGTACTGCTCCATGTTTTTTAGGTGAAACAGATGAAAGTGGATTTGCAAAGTGACCAGAACCGTCACCTTTTTTTTGTATTACAATACCTTCATTACAACCCCAAGTATCAGAAATCAATGCTGAAGTAGCCGTTGCAGATAAAATAGAACCACTTACCACTTTACTATACTGCCAAAATCTAGGATAACCTGTTAGTGCTAAGGCGTGTTGATGTCTATTTACAGCTTTTGTTGAATGCATTATTTTAGCATAATCGTTGTAACCACTAGTGATTGAATTCCATGGTGCCATTCCGGATGTTGGTTGAGAATACTTGATAGCCGTAATACCTGCCCGAAAAGAATTAATTCCTGACGTAGCTCCAGAACCTGTTTGTGAACGACTTAAATTAAATGTTCTCTGAAAGTGTCCATGATACCAGTCAGGACAAGTAGAAAATCCATGTGGTTTACCACCAAATTGATGTCCTAATATTCTGGGTCCTCCTAGTTTATTTTGTTCAGGTGTTATAGATAATGTTTTAACTCTATTATCTTTTAAAAGTTCTTTTGCTTCTGAGTCGGTTAAATCGAAATGAACTTGGTTTTCAGAACCAGGTCTGTGATTACATATATGAACACATCTGTCGGGTGTATATTCACAATTACTTTCATGACACATTTCTTTACAAAAACTATCATAGTCTTTTTCATTGTCTAAATGAATTACATATTCTTTTTTTTCTTCCGACATATCTAATCCTAATGTAAGTCAACCCAAGAACCGTTGACACGAGCTTGTACTTTATTAGTTGTAGTATTTAAGATTAAATCTCCATTTAACGGTGACAGTGCATCTCGTTCAGTGGTAGTAAATGATGCAAGCTGAAAAGGAGTTTTAGATACAACAACACGAGTGGTACCCGATAAATTTAAGTTATTAGCAGAAACACTAAAAGTACTACCATTACTTTTTATTTCAACATTATTTGTGGATGATAAGGATACTGTATTACCTGATATTAAGGGATTAAGAGTAGTACCTCTATTTATTAATGGTGAATGCCAACCTGATACTAGAGGTGTGGTTGAAGAACCAGTATAAATTTGAAAAACACCTAAAGTATTATTATAAATTGTGTCACCTACACCAGGTGTTAGTAAATTTCTTTTTGCCGTTGTAAGTGATGCTAATCTTAAAACTGAGTCTGTAATATAAACACCGTCTTGAGCAGATAATTTAATAGTTGAATTACTTGCGATGACAGGTGCACCTACACCTATATTTTGTAAAGCTGAGAATGAACCGTTAATTGTACCGGATACATTACCATTAAAAGTTCCATTATAAACATTCGATAAATTCGTAAAAGATAAAGCATCCGAGACTGCACTTGTTGATACTGTTTTTGTTACCGTTTGATATGTTGCTGATACTGGAAATGAAGGCATTTTATTTTATTCTCCTATCTATTTTTTTAAGTTTATCGATAGCAGAAGGACTCATGCTTTTTGAATATGCACCATAAGGTAATCTAACATCAGTAGCATCTATATCTGTTGTTCCACTTTTCATACCAACTGATGTTGTTGACATTTGTTCTTCTTTCTTCATAATTCTTTTTACTTCTGAAGTTGACCATGTTTGAGCATTTGGTACATAGTTTGTAATTTTAGCCAAAATATTTTTATCTATTTTATCTTTTGTCAGTGCTGGTTGACCTGATTTTTTAACATAAAAATAATCAGCTTCTTTGATATACTTACCACCACTTTTTCCTATTTTTAGTTCGCTATCAACATTGATTTTATTGAATGCAAAAACAATATCACCATCCATATATCGTTTGAGACCTTTACCCATATTAATAATATCTAACATAGTTTGAGATGCACCTCTATGTGTATTAACTAGAATTTCAACTGGTACTACTCTACCTCTAGCTGGATCAAGGTTTTGTTTCTTTGCAACTTCTATATCATTAACAACCCACACTATGTGAATATTTTTAGGATTATAATTAAATTGTCTTGCAAGACGTGTTATATTATCTAGTTTTGTTAAATCTTTTAAAGTTACATCAAATATTACATTTGGTTTTTCTTTTGCACCACTATAAAACATACTTCTAAAGAAAGCGTGTTGTGCCTTATTTGATAGATTTAATTCTTTACCAATTATATCATGTAGTTTAGCTACATCATCACCTTTTAATAAATTTATTTTGGATAAGTCTACCCCAAATTCATCTTGAACTTTCTTGTTAAGTTTAGGTGCTTTTAAGGCTTTTGATTTTAAATCATCAACATCGAATACTTTACCCTCTAAACCTATTAATTCTTTTAAAATAAATCCTTTACCTGAACCTGCACCACCAGCCAATATAAGCAAGTTTCCTGATTTAGGATAGGCTTTGTTTGCAAAAGTAATTAACTTTTCGTCTACTTGCTGTGTTTCATAAAATTTTTTAAATCGCATCTTTTTCCTCTATCTCTATAACTAAATCTGAACTACCTTTTATTATTCTGTGATACTCATACTTATTTACATGAATTATGTCACCTTTATCAATGTTTATTGGTAATTGATTGTCATATTGAAACTTCCAATCTTTACCTTCTAAAACCGTAATTTTTCTATTTTCAGTATCTCTATGCCAAACAAAATATTCTTCTGGTTCTTCTATACTGAAATGTCTAATATTATCTTTATCTGTATATGGGTTTACCAAAAATAATTTCCTCCGCCTTGAAGTCCAAGTTCTTTTGCGTACATAGGTAATCTACAAGACCAGTATCCTGGTTTTGTTTTATCTTTTTTAGTATCACATTGATGTCTTGCTGAAAAGCTTCTTGCTTTATCTCTATCGTTTATTTTTGCATTTAGACCGGAAACATCACCATATTCAACCTTGATAACATTACCTTTATCGTTTTTCACATATACATAGAATTTTTTAGAACCACCTCTTCTAGGTTTTCCAAGTTCTACTTCTCTTCCATTATATTCAGCTTCAACAAGTGGTAAGTCTAAAGGTACTAACTCACCTTCATATGTTTCCCATTTTCCTAGATCAGTTTCTTCAAATATAGTTCTTGTGAGTTTATCAACATTAGGTAAACGATTTATATTTTCGGAAAGTTCCTCTATTAGTTCATAGTAGGCTGCCGAATGAGGTCTGTAGACATTATGTACAGGTATGTTATTTTTATTTGCGTATTCGATTATCTTGTTTAAATCTTCATGAATATAATCAGAATTATAATCTCTATACACCTCTTTGAAACTTTTCATAATCTTTCTCCAATACTTGTTATTATTTATAAAATAACGATGAGAAAAGATTATCTACCGACATTACTAAGGTATTTTTCTTTTGCTTCTTCCCAATCCATATGAAGCATATCAGAATAGAAAAGACTTTCGTTTAGATTTAAACGGTCTTGATTCTCAAGAGACTTAAATCTTTTTGAGGCATATTTATTTTTCCAACGATTAACAATATTATCAACACTAAAGTCTACATTCTTTTTAAGTTCTTCATGTGAAATTTCATTACGGAGATATGCATCTGTATTTTCATAGAATCGACAGAAGTAAACACCTCGTCTATGTTCTGATCTAATTTCATCTCTATCAATATTTAAATTCTTTTTAGCAAATGCTGTTATGATAAATCTAGTTTTAGAATCTTTGAAGCCTGTCCAACCTTTTGGTCCTGGTTTCAATGCAAGATTATACTTCCAATAATTCCAAGGGTCATTAACTTTCATCCAATCTTTAACTAATTTTCGATTAGCAGGTGTAGGGTCAACCATTACAGTACCATTAGAAAAACCCATAGTTTTCCAATATGGTTTAAGACCTGAATATTGAGAAACTGGTTTATCACCGGCAGATTTATCATATAAACTAGTTGTAGTGCAACCACCTGGGAAGTCATCATATTTTTCATACCATGCTTTTTGTACAACATCAGATGTTACTAGCATTGCTAATAATTTACCACCTGTAAAGTTAAAACCAAGAGGTTGAGTAGGTACTATCGTAGAACCAATATAAGTTCTATTAATTAAATGTTCCATTGATCTTTGCTCACGAGTCCAACCAATCTTCTCATCTCTACAAGTTAAGTCGAGAAAGTCTGAAGATACACAAAAGACACCTAGGTATTTTCCGGTAGGTTTGTCTCTAACAATAAAGAATAAGTTTCTACCTAAGTTTTGATTATTAGGCATTGTACTAGTAAATGTTCTTAAAGTATTCCAAACAAATAATAAGTTTTTACTTTCTTTTGTTGATATTACTTCTACATCTAGTTTTTCAAAATCTTCAAACGATGTTGGTCTCCAAATATTATCACGAATCTCAAGTATTTGTTGCATCACTTTAGGTTTTACCCAGGCAAATTTCGTTTGTATTTCATTCCATTTTGTCCATAAAGTATACTCTTCAACTGGCATAGTTCTTTTGAATCTGAAATCTTCAAGTAATGTACTACGAAGTTCTTCAGTATCTGTTGGATAATCTGGAACAAACTCTTGAGGATATAATCTTCTACATTCTTCGTATGATGCTTCTAGAAATTCATTTCTTTCATCTAAAGAAAGACTTGTCCACCTTATACCTTCATATTTTTCAGTATTGTGTGTGTATCTCATATTTCCTCTATGTTAACTATACAGCCTTTCGGTATTACTATTCTATCTGCTAAGAGTCTATCATCTAAATATCTACTAGTTATAATTCTTGTATACTTTTCGGTTACACTTTCTATCCAACCTACACTCTGTGCTTTACAAGGTTCTATAAGTTCTTCAGAATGTAAATCAGCTACTATGTCTTCCCAATCAATAAGTACTCTAGTGCCTTTTTTAAATTTCTTATGACTCATAATTTTTTTTTGTTTTAGATGAAACTTTTTGTTTATGTTTAATTTTTCTTTCAACTTTATCAGAGTCGAATGATTTTTTATGTTTCGCCTTTGTTTTTATTTTTCTGTCGTAACCCATTGTCTTTAAAAAAGATCGTCAATATCCGGAATATCTGCTAACACATCGTCAACATTTATTTCACTTGTAACTAAATCTTCTTTCTTTTCATTTTTAACTTCTTTTGGTTCTGAATTAACATCACTTATATCAATATCGTCTACATCAATATCATCTGAATCAGACTCTTTTGTGGAACCCATTTCAATAACATTTTCTTTAGAAGTTGGTGTATCTGTAGAAGGTATTGTATCTACAGTTGGTTTATCTTCAGATATTGTAATATCAAAATCATCTTCAGGTACATCTACTGGTGTAGTATGCTTTGCCAAAAACGCCTTTAATTCTATTTCAGAAGAATATGAATATAAAGAATCAAAATCCATAGTTTCTATCTGTTCTACTGGTATTGAAATATCATGTGCTTTACTACCAAATTGGAACTTAAGTTCTTTTCTAGTATATGCCTTACCAGTATATTGATTAATTCTTTCAGAACCGTCTTTATTTTTTTGAGGAACATCTTGAACAACAACTGCTAAATCTACTGCACCTTCACCGTTGAAAACAGGTAACTCATGTTCTTTACCCTTAACTTGTTCACATAATCTCTTATATGTATCACGGTCACGAATTAAGAAAAGCATAACTCGACCATTGTTTTCAGGTACATTAGGATCTGAAATAATATAAGCTGGTATGAATGCAACAAATTGCCTACGCATTTTTCTATGATTAGCACTAGCTACTTTATTAGTAAAGTTGGTAGACTTTGCAAGTTCAAACTGATTATTTGCATATTGACAAATAGGACAGTTCTGCCATGCATCCTTAATATTAAGATATGGTGATGTAGGACAAGTTACAAAATCAACTGTTAACTTTCCATTTTCATCTCTATCATAAACTGTATGATTGTATTGTTCTATAAAAGGTATAGAACGATTACTACTTTCATCCATAAACCATAGAAGTCTCATTCTATAATAAGAACCTTCAGGTGTTGGTTTTGGTGTTAAAAAGTTTTTCCACATTTGGTCATTTTTATTATTGTTATTAGCACCTGATTTTTTAAGTGCATCTGTTAATGAACCTGTCGTCAATTTAATATTACTCATACTTTACTCCTTTTGTCATAAGATATTATACGTATTATTTTATTTTTTTAATACTTTTTCTATATTAGTATTCACTACGGCTGATACACTTGGTAATTCTACACCTCGTATATCAACAAAAGCTTTTATGGTGTTATCTCTTAAGGCATCTCTATGTTTTATCACTGTATTATCTAATATATTGGATATATCTGGTTCAATACTATATTTGATTGAATTTAAAACTTTCATTGGTATTAAAGATAGAAAGTATTTTGATAATCTCCCGGTTGCTATGTGTAAACCTAAAACTTCACCTTTAATTGATTCTTCAATATATTCTTGTAGGTTTCTTAAATCATTATCTTTACAAAACTTAACTATAAACTTCATACTCTTAAGTGTTTTATCTACTATCTTTTGAGAGTTATTAAGTTCTTCACCTTTTTTATTACGATGTTGCCACATTTCTAAATTAGATGGATTAATAAGTTGTTTAGGGTGGAAAAATTTACCACCAAATTTCTTGGCAATCATAGGTATGTATTCATTTAAATTTATATTATAATCATTGGCTATAATAGACAACTTCTCATAGCAAACCCATTTGTTTACATCTTCTTTGTGTTTATCAAAGTTTTTAAATCTTCTGATAAAAATACCTTTAGATTCTTTTTGATAATATTTCCAATATAACCAACAAACTTCTTCTGACGTATACTTCATAATTTAAAATGGATAATTAGGTTTTTCACTAATCTTTTCGTTAAGCTCTCTTTTTAAATGTGGTGTTATTATAGTAGTATTATAATTATATGTTAATATCACTAAGTATTTTAGATCAACTTTCATTCTATTTAAAAAATCAATTAATAATTCTTTATCACGATATATATCTTTCATTTTTGAAATCATTTTTTCTTTCTTAAAAGTACCTGCATACTCAGAAAGTGTATCTTCAAATAATTTCATATCTATTCTTACATGAGTCGATTGTTCTTCATCGTTAAAAAAGTTCCCTAGCATTAAAATAACCCTTCAAAGTTTTCATCATCTTTTTTTACCGAATCAACTACACTACCTGTGTCGTCACCTGTTTGAACTAACTTATCAAAGTCATCAATAACTAATGTCTCATAATCAATCGATAGTCTATTTCTAATATGATTTTTACCATATCTGTTCTTTAAAAATTTTGCATTAATACAACCAGCTTCAATATCATCTTCTTCTTGAGATAAGGCAATAACTACATCGGCTGTATGTGCTATACCTTTTGACTCACTTGTATTCTCAAGACCTATATTTGATGTGTTGTATCCTTCAGTATTAACCTGTGTTGCAGTAACAACTGGTCTTCCAAACTTGGCACTTAATGCTCTTAAGTCACGAGCAACATCACCGACTCTTTCATACATTGTAGAGTTGTAAGTTTTATTTTTAGGTAACATTAAATTTAAATAATCTACGAAAATAATATCAGGTGTTCTACCTATAGTTTTTATTAATTTGTCTACGTAGTTGTCAAGATTCATTGTTGTGACACTATTTTCTGGAAATCTTTTTACAACAAGTTTAGCACCAGGATGTTTTGAGAAATATTTTTCA